AATCTACCCGTCGAACTCAAGTTGTCGAGGGTGCAACCGAAGGAGTCTGAGAATGGCAACGTACACCGCTGGCGAACAAATCAACCGAGCATTGCGCTTGCTAGGTGTACTGGCTGAAGGTGAGACACCTTCGGCAGACATGTCAAATGACGCGCTGACCGCGCTCGATCAGATGATTGATTCGTGGAATACCGAGCGACTTTCGGTGTTCAGTACGCAAGATCAAATCTTTACTTGGCCTGCCGGTGAGATCACCCGCACTCTTGGCCCAACTGGTAATTTTGTGGGTTTGCGCCCCGTTTTGCTAGATGATGCAACGTATTATCGTGACCCAGGCACAAACGTGTCGTTTGGTATCAAGTTTATCAATCAGCAACAGTATGACGGCATTGCGGTTAAAACCGTGACATCCACATACCCGCAAGTTATTTTTGTCAATAACACATACCCAGATTTCACCATGACGGTCTATCCAAAACCCACACGGGATTTGGAATGGCACTTTATTTCAGTTGAAAAACTAAATCAGCCCGCTACGTTGGCAACGCAAATGTTGTTTCCACCAGGCTATTTGCGGGCGTTTACTTACAATTTGGCGATGGAAATTGCGCCTGAGTTTGGCGTTGAGCCAAGCCCACAAGTGCAGCGCATTGCCATGACCAGCAAGCGCAATCTCAAGCGTATCAATAACCCAGACGATGTGATGTCGTTGCCTTATGCGATTGTGGCAACACGCCAGCGTTTCAACATTTACGCCGGTAACTACTGATGAAAACCCCGATTCTTGGGTCATCGTATGTGGCCCGTAGCGTCAACGCTGCTGATGCCCGCATGGTCAATCTTTTTCCCGAGGTTATTCCCGAGGGTGGAAAAGAACCAGCGTTTTTAAACCGCGCCCCTGGCCTGCAATTACTTGCCAACATGGGCGATGGCCCCATTCGTGGTTTATGGCAATTCGGCGGCTATGGCTACGCTGTATCTGGTGAAGTGCTATACAGAATTGACACGCTCTGGAACACGTTTCCTATTGGCACAGTTTCTGGATCGTCTGGCCCTGTCAGCATGTCAGACAACGGCACACAATTGTTTATTGCTTGCAATGGCCCTAGTTTTATTTACAACAGCCTGACGCTTGAGTTTAAACAAATTGATGACCCAGATTTCCCCGGCGCTGTAACCGTGGGCTATTTGGATGGTTACTTTGTGTTCAACGAACCCAATAGCCAGCGCCTGTGGATTACTAGCTTGCTAGATGGTACATCCATAGACCCATTAGATTTTGCAAGCGCTGAAGGCTCTCCTGACGGCTTGGTGTCGGTTTTAGTTGACCACCGTGAAGCATGGTTGTTTGGAACTAACTCGGTTGAAGTCTGGTATGACTCTGGCGCTGCCGATTTTCCTCTTAGCCCCGTTCAAGGCGCGTTTAACGAAGTTGGTTGCATTGCAGCCTTTTCAGTTGCCAAACTAGACAATGGCATTTTCTGGCTAGGCGCTGATGCCCGTGGCCGAGGCATTGTTTACCGCGCCAATGGCTACACGGCCCAGCGCGTGTCTACTCATGCGGTTGAATGGCAACTTCAAGAATACGGCAACATGTCGGATGCAATTGCATACACATACCAGCAAGACGGCCACGCTTTTTACGTCTTAATTTTTCCATCGGCTAACACCACATGGGTGTATGACGTTGCCACTTCTTTGTGGCATGAACGGGCTGCCTTTATTAACGGGTCATTTACCCGTCATCGTTCAAATTGCCAAATGTCGTTTAACAACGAAATTGTTGTAGGCGACCACGAACTTGGCAACATTTATGCGTTTGATCTAACAGTGTATTCAGATGCTGGCGCAGTGCAGAAGTGGCTTCGTTCATGGCGGGCATTGCCCACAGGCACAAACGATTTAAAACGCACAGCACAGCACTCGCTTCAGCTTGACGCAGAATCTGGGTCAATTGACTCTAGCGTGACAACACCCCCTGTCATAATTGACATTTCTGACCCAAATGATGATTTGCTTGCTGAAAATGGCGATTTTCTTGTGTGGGAAGGGTATGACCCCGTATTGAACGATGTAATCCTTACCGAAGCTGGCGATGAACTTGTTCAAGAAGATGGTGGCCAAATTGTGGTGGATTTTGGCCCTAGTGTGGCTGGAGGCAAATTGCTTATCCAAAAAAGCAAAATTGAGGCTTTTGCAATTGATCCCCAAGTCATGTTACGTTGGTCTGATGACGGCGGTCATACATGGAGTAACGAACACTGGCGCTCAATGGGTCTGACAGGCCAATGGGGCCGCCGCGTTATTTGGCGCAGATTGGGCATGACTTTAAAACTGCGCGATCGGGTATATGAGGTGTCTGGCACTGATCCCATAAAGATTGCAATTATGGGCGCTGAACTTAAGGTAAGCCCAACAAATGCCTAATCCGCAAAATATCACCAAAATTCCATCAGCGCGGGTTGCGCTGACTGATGCCAATACGGGATTGATTTCCCGTGAATGGTTTCGATTTTTAAACAACATCTATGTGGTATCAGGCGGCTCCACATTGGGTATTGCTCAAATTGAAAATGGTGGTACTGGCGCTGACACCGCAGCAGGAGCGCGGGCAAATTTAGGCGTAGGTTCAGTAACCCGCGTAGGCGGTACAGGGACTGTAAATGGAATCACATTAACTGGCAATGTTACGTCTAGTGGTGATCTTATCCTTGGCGGCGAATTAACTGATATTGATTTGGAAACGCAAGTAGCAAACGTGTTGCAAATAAATAACGGCGGCACGGGTTTGTCTATTCGCCCTTTAGTTGCCACCAAAGTTGCTGACTTCGTATTAGCTGATAACGAAGGATGGATCATCAACAACAAGTCCGGCTCAACGTGCACAGTTACGCTCCCCGCCGCGTCTTCCGCGCCCGGCCGCGTAGTGGGGTTTAAAAACTTGCAGGCCCAGACCCTTGTGTCAGCTTCAAGTAATGTTGCACCAATTGGTAGCGACACACTAGGCACTGCAATCCTTCCCGCTACCGTGGGCGCATGGGCGACCCTTGTATCTGACGGCACAAACTGGGTGATCATGGCATCATGATGACATACGCACCATCTTCAGTAACCTACGGCAAAGGCTTTGCTGTTGCCGATCCAGAGCGCGTCAAAGTGCAATTTCGAGAGAAAATCTTGGTTATTGAAAAAGGTTTGCAGGATTTGATTGACAGCGGCGTGGCTCAGTCAACCCTTGAAGATTGCACCCTAACCCACTACTTCACGCCAAAAGACGACAAGTATGGATGCTGCACTTATGCCCGCGAAATGATGATCCCAAAAGGAACATTAATCATTGGCAAAATTCACCGCCACCAGCATTTGAATTTTATTGCCAAGGGTAAAGTGACCGTTTTTACAGAATTCGGTCAAAAACACCTACAAGGCCCATGTACTTTTGTGTCTGAAGTAGGTTTAAAACGTGCAGTTTACGCTGAAGAAGATACACTATGGACAACTGTCCATTTAACAGAGTTCCAATCTGAGGCAGAACTGGATAAAATTGAGCAAGAAGTCATTTCACCGTCGTATGATGAAATGGGCCTGATTGCATCTGTTGACGCTTTGCCGAAACTGACGGCGCAAGGAGATAAATTATGACATGGGGATTTGTAGCTGTTGGTGGTGCTATCCTTGGTAGCGCAGTAATATCGTCAAATGCTGCTTCAAACGCAGCAGACATTCAAGCCGGTGCTGCCAGAGATGCAGGCACAACAAGTCTTGAAGGGCTTCAATTACAAATTGCTGCCGACAAAGAAAATGTCGATAAGCAAATTGCGGCTCAAAAAGAAACACTAGCGCAGACTCTTGCGGCTCAAAAGACAGCCGCAGACGCTGGCAACGCTGCTGCGGCAGTGGCGCTTGACAAGCAACTTGGGGCGCAAAAAGCAGCGCTTGATCAAACGCTTGCGTTACAACGTGAGTTGTATAACAGACAAGTTGAAAACCTAAAATCATTTAAAGACGCTGGCGAAAAAGGCCAAGCCCGTTTAATGGATTTACTAGGCTTAAGCGGCAACAAAGAAGCGCCTGGCTACGGTTCTGCAACACAAGCGTTTAAGGTAGAAGGGTTTGACCCCAATACTTTGTTTCAAGAGTTTAATAAAACGCAAATGGAGCAAGACCCAGGCTACGCCTTCCGCGTGGCTGAAGGACAAAAAGCTATTGAACGCTCGACTGCTGCTAGCCGTGGCCTGCAATCAGGCGCTGCGCTTAAGGCAGCAGCGCGATTTGGCCAAGAAATGGGTTCGCAAGAGTACAACAACGCTTTCAACCGTTTTCAAGCCAACAAAGCATTTCAAGCCCAAGAATACGGCAATGCTTTTAATCGGTTTACCACCGAGCGCCAAAACCAACTTGCACCGCTGTTGTCTTTGACAGCCAGTGGCCAGGCTTCAGCGGCGGGCCAAGCTGCTGCTGCTAGTAATTTTGCATCTGGTGGATCGCAGGCCATTCAAAATGCTGGTGCTGGCGCAACCACTGCGTATGGCAATTATGGTGCAATGACCGGCGATATTGCTGCACGAACTGGCGCTGGTCAATCTACTGCTTATGGCAATTACGGCGCTAATCTTTCAAACATATACGGCACGTCGAATGCTAACCGTCAAAGTGCATATAGCACAAATACAGCTAACCAAATAAACGCAATTACTGGCGCAGGAAATGCGTATGCTGCTGGTCAGATTGGTTCGGCAAACGCATTTTCCAACGCTTTAGGTCAAGCCACAAGTTTGTATGGTATGTACAACCAAAATCAGTTGCTAAACAAATATCTTAACAGAACAGCATAAGGACTGAATCATGCCAATCGATCCTAGTATTATCCTTGGCGCAAGGCCAGCACAAATTGATCTAGCGCAATTTTCGCCGGTCAACACGCTGATGACTGCAATGAAGTTTAAGCAACTTGACCAAGAGGGCGAGTTGAATGCGCTTACGTTGAAAGAGCGTAAGAACTTGCAAACTTTTTTAGCCGAAAACCCCGATTTGACTCAGCCAGAAACCCGTTACAAGTTGGCAACCCAGTTTGGTGAAACTGGCCGTAAACTTTCTACTGGTGTGACTGAAATTGGTAAGGCTCAAACCGAAGAAGCCAAGCGCCGTAATGAAATGGTTGTGTCAAAAACTGGTTTATATCGTGATGCGCTTCGTGATGTAAACGATCAACGTGGTGCGCTTCAGTGGCTTCAAACCCAACAAAATGATCCAGACATGGCAGGCTCTCCTGTTACCAAAGTTTCAATCATGGACGCAGCCCGATCAATCCCTGCTGATCCTGCGGGTTTTGCCGATTGGAAAAACAAAGCTGCGTTAGGTTTGAGTGAGTACATTAAACAAAATAAACCAGTTACTTTTGCTCAAGATCTTGGCCCTACTGGACGCATCCTTTCAAGGGCGGGGCTAGGTGGCGAGGCCACCGTTGTGCCTGGCAGCGAATACACCAAAGGCAAAACATTTGCTGACCTTACCGCAGAAAGACAAGCAGCTACTTCTGCTGGTCAACTTAGTTTGGCACAGGCCAAATTTAATTTTGAACAAGCTAATCCAACAATGTCAATCCAAGAAGACCCAAGTGGATTGTTGGCAGTCAATACTAGAACTGGCGTGGCCACTCCTGTGGTTTATGGCTCAATGGGTATTCAAGTTGCACCAACAGCTGCGCCAGCTGCTGCGCCCGCCGCTGGCCCAAGCATCATGCGTCAACAAGGCACTGGAATGCCTGGTGAGCGCGTTTCTGCCATCCCTGGCATGACCAGTGTGCTTGACCGAAATGTTGCGCCTGCGGCTATGCCCATGCCAGCCGAAGGCGGTGTGCGTGTGGCTGGTGCGCCTGTGGGAAGTAAAAAAGAAGCGCCAGTTAAGTTTAATGAAACAGATATGCAATTGGCTGGTTTGGCTGGCTCACTTAAAGAATTTAAAGATGAGGTGGGTAAAAATCTATTTACAGGCGCTAAATTTGTTCCATCTGGTGCAGACACGGCTAGAATGCAAGCTAAGTACACAGCATTGTTAATGGGTGTCAAAGATTTGTACACACTTGGCGCATTGACTGGCCCTGATATGTCAATTATTGAGTCGCAAATTACTAACCCTGCTTCATGGGCTGGTAAGTTTACAACCAAAAAAGGCTTTGAAGAACAAACTAAAGTTATTGAAGATATGTTGAAACGTACAACAACAAATCTTGAAAATACTTATAGCCGTACACCCAAAGCCTCAAAGAAAGCGCTTGAAGGGTTGCCAAGTGCTGGTGCTGGTGTAGATACATCAAATCCCCTATTGAGATAAAAGGACGCACATGGCCAATTTATCTTCAATCTTAAATGATCCAAATTACGTCAACGCTAACGCTGAGACTAAAGCAGCCATTTTTGACAAGTTTTCTGCGCAAGATAAAAATTACACTGGTGCTAACTCAGAGACTCAACAAGCTATTCGCGTAAAGTTTGGCATAGAGTCTGCTGCCACGCCTAAACTGTCAATGCGCGAAAAAATTATGGGCGCTATTGAAACGCCATTTGCGCTTGGTGCTACGTTGGCCGGGGGTGCAATAGCACCAATTGTTGGCGTTGCTGGCACTTTGGCTAGTGGCAAATACGGCACTCAAGAAGGCATTCGCGCTGGCGAAGAAGCTGCCAAGTCTGTCATGTACCAACCGCGCACACAAGTGGCTAGACAGGCTTTAAGTGCTGTTGGTGAGTTTTTGCAACCAGTTACTAATGCTTTGCCACCAACACTTGGCGCAACTGGTTCAACTATTAACGCTTTGGCTCCTGCGGTTGCAACACAAGCTAACGTGCTTGCCCGTCCTATTGTGAGACAGGCGACAGTGCCAGTGCAAAATGCTTTGGCCAAAGTAATGACACGCGAACAGCCTGTTATGCCAGGCGTTGGCGCGGCTAGTACGGCTGAAGATTTGATGCGCCAACAACGGTTGGATCAATTTGGTATTCGTGCTACAGCTGGTGAACGTGAAAAGAATTTACAAAAACAGCAGTTTGAATCAGATGTTCAAAGAGGCGCATTGCCTGGCGTTTCTGAGGATGTTAAAGCTAAATTGGGCAGAGAATACGGTGCGTTCAAAGTTGGTCAAAAACAAGACATTCTTAACCAATTTGAACGCATGACCGAAGAAGTTGGTGGAACAATTGACCGCAGCACTCCTCGTGCTGTTGGTACTGTTGTTGATAAAGCCTTGGTTAATATTTACACCAAAAAATTTGATGATTACAAAGCGAAATATGCCAAAGCAGACAATGCTGGCGAAACTTTAGAACAAGTTCCATATCAAAGTTTGCTTGATTACATTGGAACAAAAAGCGCTACACGCCGAGAAAAATTAGATCCGATTTTGAATGATGTGGCTGAATTGTTAGCCATGAATGACCCACAAAAAACTGGGGCTATTTCAATTCGCAATTTGGACGATATTTATCAAGTAATTGGTACAGCTAAAGATTCGCCAAGTGCAAAACCATTAAAAGATTTAATTACTCAAATTAGCGATGGTGTTGGTGGCAAGTTATATCAAGAAGCTCGTCAAGCTAGAACGCAATTGGCCAAACAATTTGAAGATGTAGATCGAGTTGACAAATTGTTAAGCACAAAAGCTGGCAAGACAGATCGCAAAGTAGCGCTTGATGATGTGTACAGCCATATTGTGACTGATGGCTCATTGGAAGAAATGAGAACCGTCACATCATTGCTTAAGAAAACACCAGAAGGCCAACAGGCTTATAAAGAATTGCAAGGCTATACCTTGCAAAAAATGAAAGACTTGTTGCTTAAGCAAGGCGATGAAACAGACAACATTCGCTTAAATAACTTTAACAATTTTGTTACTCAGCTTGATCGAGAAGACAAACTTGGTTATATGTTTGGCAAGACCGGCAGAGACACACTTCTTGATTTAAAGAAAACCATCGGCGATGTAATGGTCAAAGAGCCAGGCGCGGTTAATTACCCCAACACAGCTGGCGCTGTCTTGCGTGGCCTTGAGGCTTTGCAAAACTTGCCGGTTAAGATTCCTGGCACTCAAACAGCTGCTGAGTTTGCGCGTGGAATGCAATACAAAAAACAACTTAAAGAATCTTTAGAACAACCCAATCAGTTGGCTCCAAAACAAAAAAATCAAAATGCTTTGATTCCTTAAATGATTTAAAAGGCATAACGCAATTATGGAATACCAAGTGCTTTTTAACATTTCTGTGGCCGTGGCAGGCTTTTTTGGTGGTTGGACGCTTAACAGAATCTATCAAGCCATTGACCGGCTTGACGGCGACGTGCGCAACATGCCGTTGAACTACGTTGCCCGCGATGACTACCGCGCTGACATGCGCGACATCAAAGAAATGCTTGGCAAAATCTTTGACAAACTGGACAACAAGGTAGACAAATGAAAGATTGGGCCGAAGCAATTATTGCGGCGGTCTTTGTAGCGGCCTTCGTTATTTTTAGCCTTTACATAATTGCATGGAGTTGGGCGTGGTAAATGCGTTGGCTCATTCTGTTACTGCTGTTGGGGCTAGTTGGAGCCGTAGCCAAGAATGGCTGTCATGTGCGCGAGTTTTGGTCAATTGCTTACACAATTCACAACCCGTCCGAGCGTCATCAGCAGATGTCAATGTGGCTAACAAACAATGCGCAGCATTGTCGATC